TGAGTGATCGTGCCAAGAAAATAACTGAGCTTACTTCGATTGGCACGGCCAACACGTCGATCGCTAGCGGAGATATCTTTATTGTAGAAGATATCTCCGCTAATACGACCAAGTCTGCTACATTATCCACCATTCGGAAGTCTATCTTCCAAGGACCATTCGCCAACGATTCAGTAGCAAATACTAATGGAGTGGCACTTGGCCAACCATACTTTGTAGCTGATGGGAGCGTCAAAGTAAGAATTGCCTAATGATTGAAAAACTTGATGATTCCAATTTCTTGATATATGCTGCTAAGTGTTATGATAATCCACAATGTTTTGAGGATCTTGAATTTTACGAAGACTTAGCTCGATTCAAATATATTAAGAGATTACTTAATCGCTATGAAGAGTCCGGAGATTTAAAAGATAGATTAATCGTCAATCATCTCGTTGTTCTGTACAATGTGTTCGGTAACGAAGCTACCAGATTACTCTTCTTTAAGTTAGATGGCTATCATCATATGTTGAAGCCATTCATCGTTTTATTAGGAAGGCTTCCTGAGAAGATACCGAATATAGGCATAGATAATAAAACACTTATTACTAACGATATTGCTGTAGATGAAGTTATAGTACAAAAACTAAGGAAGATTTAATGGCCAATAAAGAAAAGCAAGAGTATGACTACGAAGGCGATATGGCCATGTCACAACTCAAGTCTATCATTGCCAACGCTCAGCGCATGCATGACATGCTGAAGGTAGATACGAATCTTCCTGAATGGGTTCAGTCGAAGATTACACTCGCAGAAGATTACATCACTACTGCTTCGAATTATATGCAAGGCGAGATGAGCGAAGAAGCACAACTCGACGAACTTTCAGGTGCTACACTCGGTTCTTATGTTGTCAAATCGAAGAAAGACGAGAAAGCTCGTAAAGAACATGGTATCGCAGTACGCGATGAGATTCGTAAGAAGACTGGTTTGAACGTAGGCACACCTATGGATCCTAAACTTTATGGTCGTAAGATGAGCCGTGGGCATAATCAACAAGTTGCTATGAAAAAGCTCACAGGACAAGCACGAGTAAATGCGACTGAAGAAGTTGCAGTGAATTCTGTTGGTTCTGGCCAAGTTGCAGGCCTACAAGGTGAACCGCCAGTAAGAAAGAAAAAGAAAAACGTCATGACTTTCAATAGATTTATGAAGAAATAATATGTTAGGAATGATCCCACTACCATATAAGTTGCTTGCAGGTGCTGCACTCATGGCAGGGATCTTCGTCTTTGGTTATATGAAAGGATCTGCTTATGCTGAAGCTGAATTGGCTCGTTTCTCTGCGCAAAAGAGTGAGCAAATCGCGGAATTGGAGAGGAAGAATTCTGCAATTTCTACTGAGGTAGTCACTGAATATGTTGATCGCACAAACACAATTAGAGAGAAAGAATATGTTTACATTGATGCCGCTAAAGACACTGTTCCTAATCAGTCTGTTATGTCTAACGGCTGGGTGTTCACGCACGACATTAGTGCCAGTGCCGGTGATGCCGACGCCGCCAGAAGTTCTGATGCGTCCCCCTCAGCAGTTAAAGACACTGATGCCCTCATCGGAATCATCAGAAACTACGCCATCTGCCAATCCAACTCGGTCCAACTCGTCGAACTCCAACGATGGATAAGTGAGAATAAAATGGCCGTTGATGCGATGGCAAAAGAGAAGAAGAAATGAAAAAGTTTAAAGACGTACCAGAAGAAGACTCGAACGATAGTTTGATTACCATCATTGCCAACTCTCTCAATAGAGCGAGCAGTGGCAATAAAGATGATACGCGCGGTCTACTCCTTTTGATCGCCGCTCTGGGACTTCTTAATCTTTCAAAAGATGGGCTTCCTGCAAGTGTTGCAAGAAAGCTCGCATCAACATCAAATAGAAAATAATCGGAGACTGATATGTGGGAAAAAATTAAAAGCTGGTTCATGAAGACAGCAGACCTGAATTCAGATGGTAGAGTCACAGCAGAAGATCTTGAACTTGCTCGTGCTTTGGCTGATAAGAAAGCCAAAGAAGCAAATGAAACTATCAATGCAGTTGTTGAAGCCGCAGAGAAAATTAAGAAAGTTAGAAAAAAGAAATGAGCCTATTATCATTTTTTGCAACACCGCCGATTAACTCTCTCGAACAACTCGAGCTTGAGAAGGGCAAGATCCAACTTACTATCATGAAAATGGTAACGCTTGTCTTATCATCTATTATGTTGGCTGTTGTATTCATCTTCCTCATTGGTATGTTCATGCCAAACGAGCTAATCGATAACAACGAGATCTTTAAGATTATTGGTCCAGCATTCTCAATGATTATTGGTGCCTTTGTTGGTGCATTTGCTACCATGATGGGTATGAAGACAGCAGAATTTGATCCGAATGTCAAGACACAAGAACTTGGTAAGACAGACCATAAAGAACTCGCAGAAGCACATGTCATCAACGCACAAGCTGAAACAATTGAAACCGAAAATGAAATTAAAATGATGGCAGCTATCGATAAATACAAAGATAGCGACGAGGATTTCGGTCCTTTCTAAATTATGATTTCGTTAACCTAACGGAGTCGAAGAAATGTTTAAAAAAATAAAAGATCTGATTTTCCAAACATTCACTGGAAAAGATAATAAGACACTTGATCTTGGTAGAATTCTATGGGCCAAAGGCGTAATGCTTTTCTTTGGTCTGTCGATCTACGACATCTATCGTGGTGCAGAATTTGATGCATCGACATGGGGTGTAGGATTAGGTGCGGTACTCGCCGCCGGCGGTGCAGCTCTTGCACTCAAAGCTAGTACGGAACCAACAGAATAATGGCAACACCATCGGTCAACAAGTTAGCTGAAGATGTGTCGTATCTAAGTAGAGATATGGCAGTCGTCAATACGCTTGTTGGCCGTTTGGATACAACCATTGATAAGCTAACTGACATTTCAAGTAGCGTATCGAATCTTCTTGCTGTCCACGAAACTAAACTGACTTCCCAGGAAATCATAAGTAAACAACTATCAGATTTAGTGGAAGCACGCAGAGTGGAAACAGACGACAAAGTCCAGCTATTACATGAAAGAATTTCTTCAGGCGAGCGCGAGCTCAAAGAAAGCATCGACGATCAGTACGACGAACTCATGAAAGAAATTAAAGAGATGCGTGCTGAGTCGACAGTACAGCATAACACTCTGAGCGATCGAATCACTGCCATGGAAAAATGGATGTGGACAGTCATCGGCGGTGCTGCTATCGTAGGCGGTATTATTACATTGGTGCCATGGAGTACAATATTCGGAATTGGATAAATTATGAGACGCGTGATTGATGACTTCTTGCCAAGAAGTTATTTTAATGAAATAAAACAGATGATCGAACATCCAGCCTTTCGTTGGAACTTCTCATCGATACTTCCTGAAGGATACAACGGCCAGACTGAAAAAGACTGGTACTTCATGAAGAGAATCTATACAGAAAATGAACACATCGAAGATGCATTCGGGTATTGGCAAACGATCAGACCGATGTTCTATTTCTTTGAAGAAAAACTTAATTTCAATACAGAACATGTCATCAGCGTAAACGTCAATAGCATGATGAATCAAGGCCGTAAGCGTGCCCATGGTTGGCACAATGATTGCCCGTATAAGCATTACGTAGCTCTGTTTTATATCAATACTTGTAATACTGCTCCAACACTATTTGAAGATGGATCAGAAGTCGAGCATATCGAGAATCGATTACTATTCTTCGAAGGCGGAGATCATATTGATAATAGGCACAGTACTAATCTTCCATTAGATGTCGAAAGAAGATTAGCGATTAATTTTAATCTTAAAGGCTCTTTGTTCTAAATAAACATGTACAATAATCACAAACTGTGTATAATGAAGTTAACAGATTGGAGTTATTATGCTTTGGATAGAACACAAATACATCAGCCTTCTCTCAGGTCGTCTCGAGAGATTTCAGCGAGTGAACAACACCGTCTATCGGTTCCGTTGCCCTATCTGCGGCGACTCTCAAAAGGACCGTCGAAAGACTCGTGGGCACTTGATCGAGAAGGGCGGCAAGGTTCGTTTTTATTGTCATAACTGTTCTGCGAGTATGCAGTTCAGATATTTCATGAAAGAGATCGATCCAACACTCTACCTTGAATACATCAAGGAACAGATGAAAGAATCTGGTAATCAGAAAGATGTCGAGACTTTTGCAGAGAAGATGAAACCTCCAGTCTTTGTCAAGACCACCGCTCTGTCGAAGATAAAGAAGGTAAGTCAGCTCGATCCGGGTCATCCTGTCAAGAAGTATGTGGATAGTCGGCAGATCCCTCCGCATCTTCACTACAAGCTATTCTATGCTCCAAAATTTGGCGCGTGGGTCAATACTATGATACCTGACAAGATCAAGATCGGTGAGAAAGACGAACCACGTCTGATCATACCATTCCTTGATAAGGAAAAGAATCTCTTTGGTTTTCAAGGCAGGTCGTTCAAGAAAGACGGTGTCCGATATATCACCATCATGCTGGATGATTCGAAACCAAAAGTATTTGGCATGGATACTATCGATGAGGATAAAGATATATATTTACTAGAGGGACCGATCGATTCGATGTTCTTGCCGAATGCAATGGCAGCGGCAGGTGGAGATCTTGCTGCACAAGTCGAACAAACCGGTTTACTTAAAGAGAAAATTGTGGTAGTATTTGATAATGAGCCAAGGCATTCAGATACAATCAAAAGAATGCAGAAGGCGATTGATGCTGGATATCGTGTAGTCATATGGCCTTCAGACATCCAACATAAAGATGTCAATGATATGATTTTAGCCGGCTACACGTCAGAATATATTAAGGGTGTTTTAGATGAATGTAATTACTCCGGACCTACAGCAAAATTGCATTTCGCAATTTGGAGAAAAGACCGTTGAGTCTATTCTGTCTCTTCCAGAGCAAAAGCTTACGTGGGTAGTTTATAATGCCAACATGGTGCAAACTGCCGTGATGTTGATTATTCAACTTCGAGGTGTCGATTTCTTTGATGATTACGTGAAGGTAGTTTCGAGAGAATGTGGCGATGGCGCTCAAGGTGCATTGTACTTTGATCCTAACATCTTCAACCTAATAGGAAACGGATATGACTGATTTAGTAGACAACGAGTTTGGGATCGAGTACGAGCAAATCTCGATCAAGAAGCTTCGAATATTTCGAGTAGGCAAGCAGTGGCTTGTCGAGTATCAACGTTATGTTCGTCTTTGGGCGCCATGGGACCACTTCTGGTGGTACAATGATGGTCAGTACGTCGAATACTACGATGCTCTGGCTCGTGTAAATGATTTGAAGGCTAGTGGCTACGCTAATGTTCCACGGTTTATGAATGTAAAAACTTTTGAGGTTGAACAGTGAAACAGGTTACATACGAAGATGCTATGAAGTTTCTTGACCTACTCAAGGAAAAGCTGCCATATGGTTGGTCAGACGACTATGAACCAGAAATTGAATACATCAAAGAAATGCTTTGGCAATATAATGATTTGAGGAACAGTTAAAATGAAAGATGAAATTAAAATGGTGCTTCGCAAGCATTTTCAAGCACACATTGAGAAGCATGCAATGAACGTTCGTGTTATGATGAATAACCCAATGGCTATTCATGAACATACCGATTTTATGGGTGCAATTGAACTTGAACTTGGACATATCGCCGAGTACAAAGACAAGCTGGAAGCATTGGAACATATTTAATGAGTGAAGTAAATCTAGTCGGCATTACAAAGCCGAGTGCATATACAGAATGTGTAACCGCAAACGAATTGATTGCATGGGCTGCTCGAGTATCGAATCCATCAAATCAAAACAACACTGCTACAGCGCCTAAGCTTGTTCAGTATCTTATCAAGAACCAGCATTGGTCACCCTTGGAGATGGTCCATGTCTCAATGGAAATCAGAACAACAAGAGATATCGCTCGACAAATTCTTAGACATCGTTCTTTCATGTTCCAAGAATACTCTCAGCGTTACGCCGATCCAACGAAAGATCTTGGCTTTGTTAATCGAGAAGCCAGACTTCAAGATGCCAAGAACAGACAGAACTCAATCGAAGCTGGCGATAATAAATTACTACAAGAAAATTGGAATATACGGCAAGCCCGAGTAATCAGCGAGTCGTTGTATGCCTATAACTGGGCAATTGAAAATGGTATCGCCAAAGAACAAGCTCGTGCCGTTCTTCCTGAAGGCAATACAGAATCGGTCATGATCGTGACTGGCACGCTTCGTTCATGGGTTCACTACTGTCAGTTGCGTATGGATAAGGCAACTCAGAAAGAACATCGTATCATTGCCGAACAGTGCTGGGATATTATTGCGCACCATTTCCCTGATGTGAAGAAAGCTCTTGACGATATGGCTGCGCAAGCAGAGTTTGAAAGGAAACTACCATGATTAATTGGCTAGTATACAATAAAAATGATATCGTCGTTGCAGACGTTGAGTCTGAAGAAGAAGCTCTCGAGGTTGTACAAGATCTTACAGAAGATCCATGGTGGAAAGACGAAGCGCCTTATCGAATAGAGATGTTACCATGAGTCATAGCAGCGTAGTCAAAGAAAACGAAGACGGCGAATTGTACATAGAATTATCAGACGAACTCATGGAATCCATGGGTTGGGATATAGATACTGAACTAGTATGGACCGTTTATGACGACGGCAAAATTGGATTAAGAAAGAGAACAGATGATTCAAGTAACGAAACGTGATGGAACGCGAGAACCACTCGATATTAATAAGTTCCATAAAGTAGCGCTACATGCGTGTGAAGGTTTAAGCGGCGTTTCTGTTTCAGATCTTGAAATCAAAACTCATATTCAATTTTATGATAAGATCAAGTCGACTGACATTCAAGAGACACTGATCAAGGCTGCTGCCGAACTCATCGCAGAAGAAGCGCCAAACTATCAGTATGTTGCTGGTCGTCTGATCAACTATAACCTTCGCAAAGAAGTCTATGGTCAGTACGAACCTCCTCACCTTTTCGGCCATTATGGTCGAGTAGTACTAGAAGGGTATTATGATAATGCTCTGGCTTCTGCATACTCGCAAGAAGAGTGGATTCAACTAGCTGATTATATCGACCACGACCGTGATAACCTACTGACTTATGCTGCCATGGAACAATTCCGTGGAAAGTATCTGATCCGTAATCGTGTGACGAATAAGTTCTACGAAACACCACAAATGGCATTCATGTTGATTGCCATGACACTCTTTCAAAATTACACTACAAATAGAATGAAATGGGTAAAGGACCTTTATGATGCTATCAGTACATTTGACATTAGTCTTCCTACTCCTATTATGGCAGGAGTGCGGTCACCTCAACGTCAGTTTAGTTCGTGCGTACTTATCGAAACTGACGACTCGCTGGATTCCATAAATGCAACAGCCTCCGCAATTGTTAAGTATGTTTCTCAGAAAGCTGGTATTGGTATTGGCGGCGGTCGTATTAGGGCTGTTGGATCTCCTATACGCAATGGCGATGCTTCTCACACTGGTACTATTCCTTTTTATAAGCATTTCCAGTCAGCTGTTAAATCTTGTAGCCAAGGTGGTGTCCGAGGTGGAGCAGCGACTCTCTATTACCCCCTTTGGCATTACGAAGTGGAGGATCTTCTTGTCCTAAAGAACAACAAAGGCACCGAAGATAACCGTATCCGTCATCTTGATTATGGCGTACAATTTAATAAGGTAATGTATGAAAGACTTCTTTCTGGAGGTAATATCACCCTCTTCTCACCTAGTGATGTCCCGGATCTCTATGAAGCCTTTTACAAAAGCGCTGAAGACTTTAGAGAACTCTACGAAAAATACGAACGTAGTAAGGTTAGAAAGAAAACCATCCCTGCGATTGATCTCTTCTCAGCCTTCGTTACCGAACGAAAAGACACGGGACGAATCTATCTGATGAACGTCGACCATGCCAATGAGCATGGTTCGTTTACTGAAGCAGCACCGATTAAGATGTCGAATCTGTGCTGTGAGATTACATTGCCAACAACACCACTAAAGGATATTCATGATGAAACAGGCGAGATTAGCCTATGCACGCTTGCAGCGATCAATTGGGGAAAGATTAGAAAGCCAGCTGATTTCGAAAAGCCATGCACCATTGCAGTACGCGCTTTGGATGCCTTACTTGACTATCAGGACTATCCTGTTCGAGCCGCTGCTATTGGTACTCGGAATCGTAGGCCTCTTGGTATTGGTATCATTAACTTTGCTTATTGGTTGGCTCGTAATGACACTAATTACTCTGATCCTAACCTTGAGCTTGTTCATGAGTATGCTGAAGCATGGAGTTATTACCTTATTAAAGCCTCGGTCGACTTGGCTGAAGAAGTAGGTCACTGCCCTCTAACAGTAGATACTAAGTATGGTTTGGGTCTATTTCCTATTAACACATATAAGAAAGATGTTGACGAATTAGTTGCTCCGAATTATAAGATGGACTGGGAACAGCTGTCTGGCCGAGTTAGAGACTATGGTATTCGTAACTCAACACTTATGGCTCTGATGCCAGCCGAGACTTCTGCTCAGATCTCAAACTCGACCAATGGCATCGAACCTCCTCGTGCTCTGATCTCGATCAAGCAATCGAAGGATGGTGTACTGAAGCAGGTCGTTCCCGAGCTAAGACGACTGAAGAATAAATACGAACTACTATGGGATCAAAAGTCTCCAGAAGGTTATCTGAAGATTATGGCGGTCCTGCAGAAGTTTATCGATCAGGCAATCTCGGTCAATACTTCTTATAATCCTCGTCACTATGAGGATGAGAAGATCCCGATGTCTGAGATGATCAAACATATTTTGATGCACTACAAGTATGGCGGTAAGACGCTCTACTACTTCAACACCTTTGACGGTGCTGGTGAGATTGAAGAAAACAAACCACTCGCACAAGGGCAACTAGATGATGAGGATTGTGACTCTTGTAAAATTTAACAGGAGTATTACATGGCAAAGTCCATTACATCAAAGCAACTACATGTTCCAATCGTAACAGGAACATCTCAAGATACAAGACGTCCTAAATTATCGTCAATGAATAAGCACAAGAAGAGAAACTTTAAGGCATATCGTGGGCAAGGAAGATAATGCAATATATTAAAATTGATAGTGATATGTGGTCAGACGCAGGCAAAGTTTGGTTTGTGCATGAGTATACGACGCGTGAAAATAGTACCGGCGTAACTCTTACGATTGAAGATACCACAACCGGCGAAATTCAGACACGGGTTGTTCCACAGAACCAAATCGAATGGCTCGAAGCGAAGGACTGGTAATGCTATACACAGGATCGGGGAATATACCTCATCACATCTATTGTTGGGTAGATTCTTCGTTCATTCGTAAAGATGCCAAACCAAACACATACGAACCTTGCATCTGGTTTGCATTGCATGCTAAAGCTGGTCATTCTTGGGGTTGTCATGTGATGCTCGAGTGTGGAGCAGTTTGGCGTGGAGTTCCGCCGCATGCATTAGCCTTCGCGCCTAATCCAGAGAAAACGTGGCAGCTTGAAGATACACAGATATGGGATTGTTATGGTGATCAGTTTTCGGTATTGATATATAACTATCTACACAGCCAACAAGCAGAGATTCGAAAGACCGGCCTTTTCGGCCGTTATCTTTTTACAGTGATTCCAATGCACGATGGATATTCACAAGATCCTTCTCAGTCGAAGGAATTTATGTTTATTCAATTAGACAATGGCAGACTGACTATCATGCCTACAAACGAACTTCGATTCCATGATAAATCATATACCGAAGGCGATTGGCCGAAAGATATTAAATTAAATACCAGCACCTGGAGAGTTGAATGACAGTTTTTTCAAACGAAATGTTTGATGCTACAGAACAGACTTGTTTCTTCGGAAAGCAAGTTAATATTGCCCGTTACGATAAGCAACGTTACAATATCTTCGAGAAGCTGACAGATAAGCAACTCGGATTTTTTTGGCGGCCAGAAGAAGTAGATCTGTCAAGAGACGGCAAAGACTTTAAAGGGTTAAGCGACCATGAAAAGCACATCTTTACAAGCAATCTCAAGCGTCAGATTCTTCTTGACTCTGTTCAAGGACGTGCGCCTAGCCTGGCGTTTCTACCGATTTGTTCGCTCCCCGAACTCGAAACCTGGATCCAAACATGGACATTTTCCGAAACGATTCATAGTCGATCCTACACTCATATCATTCGAAACGTTTATTCAGATCCGTCAAGGGTATTTGACGAGATGCTCGACATCCAAGAAATAGCCGATTGTGCTCATGACATAAGCAAATACTATGATGATCTGATTGAAATGAACAATCTAAATTCCATCGATCCTTACTGGGTTGGTGATAGGCAAGCTGTTGATCCATATCAACACAAGAAGGCTCTATGGCTTTGTCTAAATGCTGTTAACGCTCTCGAAGGAGTAAGATTCTATGTCTCGTTTGCATGCAGTTGGGCTTTTGCGGAAGTTAAGAAAATGGAAGGTAACGCCAAGATCATCAAGCTCATCGCGCGGGACGAGAACGTTCATCTTGCCTCGACACAACAGCTCCTCAAAATTCTACCGAAAGAGGATCCAGACTTTGCTCGCATACAAGAAGAAACACGAGATGAGTGCATCAGCATGTTTTATCGAGTGGTCGAGCAAGAAAAAAGTTGGGCACATTACCTTTTCCAGAACGGTTCGATGATTGGTTTGAACGAAGAGCTTCTTTGTAACTACGTAGACCATATCGCCGCGAAACGTATGGGTGCTATCGGTCTGAACGGTAAGCCAGGAGCGAATCCTTTGCCATGGACACAGAAGTGGATTTCAGGTTCTGACGTACAAGTTGCACCGCAAGAAACAGAAATTACTAGCTATGTGATTGGTGGAGTTAAAAAAGATGTTGATGAAAACACATTCAAAGGATTTACACTATAATGGATTGGATTACTTGCCCCTCATGTGATGAGGAATTTAAAATAATCACAGAAAACACCGCTCTTCCAGAATATTGTCCATATTGTTCTGCAGAGCTTGAGCTTGAAGATCCATTCGACGAAGAATATGAAGAATAAATAGATCTTTCTCCTGATGGAACGTGATCTATGAGTTGGTTATACGAAGACAAAGAATTTACTGAAGTCGAAGATTATTATGGCTTCATATATCTCATCGAAAATTTGGTAAACGGCAGGAAATATATAGGTCGTAAGTATCTGACAAAAGCCGGATACAAAACTGTCAAAGGCAAACGAAAGAAGCTTCGCGTAGAGTCCGATTGGCGAGACTACTACGGATCTTCTACTTCCCTCAAAGAAGACATTGATCTCTACGGAAAAGATAACTTTCGTAGAACGATCTTAAGACTCTGCAAGGGTCGCGGAGAATGTAATTACTTTGAAACAAAATATATATTCGATACAGATGCCATTTTAGATCCTAAATATTACAATAGTTGGGTATCTTGTAAAATTCAAACAAGCCACGTGAAGGCTTTACTTTTCAACCCCGAACAGGAGAATTTATGAGGTGGGTAAGGTACTAGAACACAAGCATTTGATTGTAAGAGCTGAGCTGAACAATCCTCCGCAGTGCACATCGGCGATCGATGAGTGGATGAAGAAGCTGGTCAATCAGATTGATATGAAAATTTTAATGGGACCATACACAGTGTATTCTGATATGGTCGGTAATCGCGGATTGACTGCCGTGACTATCATCGAGACCAGTCATATTGCTCTACATGTATGGGACGAATGCGAGCCGGCGATGGCTCAGCTAGATGTTTACACGTGCAGCACTTTGAATATTCAAGATGTGTTTGATGCCATCACTGAATGGGATCCTACAAAAGTTGAGTATAAGTATATAGACCGAGAAAACGGGTTGACATTAATTGAGAAAAATGAGGTGTTATAATGGGTAAGAAGAGAACACGTAAGACAGTCGTATCGAAAGGCCAACGTCGTTCGATCGTAGCTGGTGTGAAAGAAGTCCGTCAAGATCGTAGCGAAGGCGAAAAGGCCTACAATAAGCTGAAAGCTTGGCGCAAAGGCCAGAATCCATGGATTACTGTTCCTGGTCCGCAGTCTAACATGCGCTTTATTAAAGTGCGTGCGAACGGTGTTTGGGGTAATCCAAAAAATCGATCAACAGGTATTTACAGCAAAGCGACGAGCGATGAATAAGAATATTCTAATCTATACGAAAGACAACTGCCCTTTTTGTGTACAAGCGAAAAACTTGTTTACAAATAAAGGAGAACAGTATATAGAGAAGAAGATAGGAAAAGATATTACGCGCGAAGAGTTTATGGAAAACTTTCCAGACGTAAGAACAGTTCCTTTCATTATAATTGACACAGAAAAGGTAGGTGGTTATGACAAACTCGTTGAATGGTACGACAGACCAGAACGAAGCTTCTTGGCAGAATGAATATCTCAAGAAAACATTATTTGAAAATGTAGTTAATGTTTTGTTTGTAAAGAAAGATGGAACAGAACGCAAGTTAATTTGCACTCTGAAACCAGATCTTCTTCCAGTACAAACTGATCTTGAAGAAGCCGTGCAAAAGAAAACTCCAAATCCAGATGTACTCGCCGTATGGGATATTGAAAACAAAGGCTGGAGATCGTTTCGCTATGATTCGATCCTTGGATACATGGTCCACGAATGATCTACATGGTAGATATTGATCAGACCATCTGTGTAACTCCATGCACAGATGGTCGACATCGTTATGAGCTTGCGTGCCCATATCAGTACCGTATTGATCGTATAAATAGTTTGTACGA